GTGCGACCACTACCAATTAAAACTTGAGCGTAAACAACAGCGCCAGCATCTTTGACGTAGATAGTACCTACCGCATTACCAACAGTTGTCACCACACTGTTGATGCGAAGGAAGGTTTTAGTCGTTGTAACAGCAACAGTGCCTGTCAAGGCAACTGTTTCGCTGATACGACCATACCTGGAATCCAAACCATCAATGCGAATGGTTACTGCTGTATCAGAGGCTGAACTGCTGGTCACCAGCATAGTCGAAGCCACTGAGGGGAAAGCGTAAGCAGTATTATTTTCCCAAGCAGCAATAAACCCCGAACTCGGGGTTGCTGTGGAATAACCAAAGACATTGACTACTTCATGACCCTGAACTTGACCTCGGGTAACTTGTAATTCAAATGCCTCGTTCTTACCGTACTGTGTTTGGGAAACAAATGGAGTGCTCATGCTAAAAACCTCAATTTATACAATGTTGAAAGATAAAGTTCAATGATGCCATCAATGAGGTTCTGCAATGGGGTATCCGTCTTCGGGGCTACCTCATAGCGACACGCTTCAATTTCCTCAAGCTGACCCTGAAGAAACTCAACGACATTGGTGGTCTTTTTGGCTGACATCAAAGTGATCGGGCCAATCAACCCGTTACGTCCTTGATACGCTTCAGCAAAGCCATCAGCCAGTTCCACGATCTCATCGTAGAAGGCATTCAGGGCAACGTGCTTGGCGTAACTGCGAGTATTGAGGTGAACGGAATGGGTGACATCCCGTGCCAAGAACAACATCCCTACGAAATCACTGCATTTCATTGTGGCATCTCCTGTGGTTGCATCTGTTCAGGCATCTGTTCAGGCATCTCACCCATGTCTTCCTGTGGTGACTCACGCATCTCAGACATACCCGACATCATCATGCTGTTGGATTCCATTGCGGCTGCAACAACACCCATCGCAATGTCTTGGATTTGTTCTTCACTCATACCAGCCTGAACTGCTGAGATACGCTTGGTTTCAGCGTCAAACATCTTGATCTGTGAGTCAAATTCCTTGATCTCCATGTCGCGCATCTCCATCGACTTGCTGACATTCTGGAGCATCTGGTGCATCTGCTCCATCTCTTTACCCATTGCTTCCATCTGCTGATTGGCAGCTTGGAGGGCTGGATCATCTTGGTCAGCCATGAGTTTGGGGTCAATGGTCTTGGCAAAACGTGCAGCCATCTCCTGAGCACCGGGCCAGTCCATGTTCTTGATAAACAAGTCACCAGCGACTGCCCAGAGTTGGGGATTACCCTGCAACAACTGGCTCATGGCTTCCAGAGACTCTTGGCGCTTGGTCATGTAACCGGGGCCAGTAGTAACGCAGACATCGTACTTGCCAACACCAAGGTTATAGATTTTCTCAATCACAATACCGTCTTGATTGACAATCTTGTTGACTGGTTCAGCTTGGTCTGGATTGGTCTTCACCATTGTCGATGTACCGTCTTCACCAATGATCCGAGCGACACGTTCTGTATCGTAAATCTTAGGGATCAGGTCAACACACTGACGAGTGATGTAGCGCACAGCACGGGCCAGATTGTCAACGAAGTGGTATGTGCCTGTGTCGCCTTGCTTCTCACGAGCGAGAATGGCACGACCCGAGCGTTCATTGCTGGTGGCTCCAAGGCTTGAGTCATACTGACCCGTGGTGCTCTTGATGTCATCAGAGGCTCCAGCCTTGGCCTGAAGCAGTCCAGAAGACGCCATAGGGGGCTGGGCACGCTGTGGCAAGGGCAGAGTAGCACCAGAGCCATCGGTAACGTCTGGGTTGACTTCCAGATAAGGCCAGTTGGTCGTATTGGCTGTCTTCCACTGATTCTCGTAGCCTTCAAACTGACCACCGTAACCGATAAATGGGGCTTTGGGTGCAAGTGCCAACATCTCAGCTTCTTGACTTACCCAGTAGTTGTACATCCGTTGGGCATCTTTGGCGTTACGAACCAAGCCTGAAACGAACAGTTTACCGTCCACCTCAAACTCGTTTCCAACCACACGCACCACTGGAATCCACTTACCGTCCCAATCGCGTTCCTCAAGCATCTCGTAGCCATTGGTTTTGCACCATTTGACCTTTTTTACGTCCACATCACGGGTACGCTTGGCCTTGCCGTAGATTTGCTTGAGGTTTCTGTCTTCAGGAGAGTCTGCAATCGCAGTAATGTTACCCGTGTACAGGTTCAGCTTCTGGGTGGTGTGCTCAAAGTAGAAATACTCAGCAATTCGCACGGTATCCTCGCTCACCCACTGTGCCAGCGACTGATCGCCAACGCCAAGCGAGTTCAGTGACGAGATCGGCACTGCATCGGGGAACATACGAGAGTAATCAGCTTTCAACACGTCTTCAGTGATGAAACACCAAGCAGCATCAGAGCCGCACGGGTCTTGGATCATCGGATCCATGTAAACGCTGAAAGAATTGCGAATGCGACCAATCTTGATGTCCTGATCGAACGAGTCGTCAGTGCAATACTCGGTCAAAAGACGAATATAGCCTTCACCATAGGCCACTTGGTTCTCACAGGCCGTATCATAGGCAACATCAGCATCGGAGATGTACTCAATATGACGAACCATGCCATCAAAAATCTCAGCAACTGCGACATCAGCTTTGTCATCGGCAGGGATTACCTTCCCACTAGGACGGTTCTGACGTTGGTCGTTGGTAACTTGTCGGACGTGTTGCGGCAGCTTGTTGATAGTGAGGCAAGGGCGTGCATTGATGGTCTGACCCTGAACAGCACCACGAGTAGCCAAGACATCAGCAGGCCACTGCCAATGGTTATCAGGAGAGCCTGCAAAGAATCGCAGGTCATCCAACTCATCTTCACGCGACTCGGACAGCGCGGAGATCGCCATCGTCAGACGTGAGCGCATGGTGGTCAGAATATCGGCTTTATCACCCGATTTCACGCTACCAGCCGCTACAGCCGCCACATCGTACATTGAAGAATTACTCATTGAAGATTCCAATCACGTCTTTTTCACGCATCATTAGGTAGTCTTCACCCTCATGAGTGACCTTCTGACCTGAGTGCTCACCGAATAATACATTGTCACCAACAACAACGTCAGTGGCCTTTTTACCAGCAGCCATGATGATGCCTGAGAACATTTTACTCTGAGGCAACAGGATTAGTCCTTGTTTTTCGACATTCTGCTTAATAAGGATGCAATCACCCAGTGGAACAAGGTTCATTTTTTCTTCTGTGTTGGTTTGGCGGCTTCGCGCTTGACTGAGTAGGCAATTGCCACCGCTTGTTTAACAGGCTTCCCCGACTTCACTTCAGTGGCAACATTTTTACGAAAAGCAGCAGGGCTGGCAGATTTCTTGAGCATTATGACCCCATCCATGAAGTTGTAGCGCCGCCGGACTGCGCATTTACACGGCGTGTAGTGGAAGAATTGTACTCCCGATGGGCCACCGGAAACGCAAATGTGACGCAAAGAGCATCAGCAGCATCGGGCGAGGCCAACCCACGGGCCTTCATCTCCTTCTTACTCTCCAGCAAAATAGACCCGCTAGAGTTCGTTTTCCGCATGGGGCCAGTCAGGTCTGCCTTCAGTTGTCGGTCAGTCGGTATGCTGGCAGTCTTCAACCAGTCCTTCATCGCACCCCACATTTCAGCCCGTTTGTTCTGGTACATCACAGGACTCTTGGCCTTCCACCCGAAGTTCACCCCTCGTACCTTGTAACGCTGCTCAGTCAACCGATCCAGTATCCCGTAGCCCAGCCCACCCTCGTCAATGATAGTCATGGTAGGCTTGTATTCTTCTATGGCATCAATGACGTGGCCTACCACGCTCATAGTGTCCTCACCCTTGAACCGCTTGATCGCCACGATGTCACGACCCTGACGCACCAAGATCACGGTACTGTCCATGCCCCCACGGGCCGGGTCAACCCCGATCACCACCGGAGCAGTCAAGTCCTTGTACTTCGGACGCTTAAACGCATCCTCAACGGTCACGGGCGAGATGAACTGATCTTCACCCGATGCAGGGAACTCACCATACACCTCGACCCGGGCCTGTATGGAGTCTTCCCCGTACTCCGCAATGATCTGTTCATAGATCGACTTGTCCGTGCCCTCTACGGTACGAGCATCAATAATGTTCCCGTTCCAAAACTCCCGCTTCCCGTGGAACGTTTCAAAGAAGTATCCGGTATTGCGCCGTGGGTTACTGAACGCGAACCAGTACCTGTCCAGAATCTTCTCAGTAAAAAATCCAGCAGCCACTGACCAAATCCCATCAGGAATACCGCTGGCCTCATCGAAGATCACCATCATCCCATCCATGTTGTGAACACCCGCATAACTGTCCGGGTTCTCCTCACTCCACAGCTTCCCCTCCGCTGCCCAGTAACGAGTACCCTTCTTGAGGTCACGCTCAACAAGGTCAGTCAACCACTGTGCTGGTACGAGTTTAGTAGCCGAAACCTCCCACCAGTGGGCGTTGATACTCATCGTGGCCCACTTGGTCAACTCACCCCAAGTAACCGTGCGAAGCTGGTTCTCACTGTTAGCCGAGACAATCACGGTAGACCCAATACGAGTGGACAGCATCCACAAGATCAACCACGACACCAGTGCCGACTTCCCGATCCCCCGACCACTAGATACAGCGTTACGCAACGCCTCCATGTCCAGTTGACCCCGGTTAGCCTTGATATGAGCACCCACCGAGCGTAGTATCTTCCGCTGCCATGCCCGTGGCCCTTTGAACTTCTCCAACGGCGTATTCGCCACCCCCCACGGGAAACTGAACAGGACGAAGCTCTCAGGGTCATCGGCAAGCTGTGTGCTCCACAACTGACTCATAAGCTGCTGCTCCTCGGCAGGCGCATATAGTGGCTTCTGCATACTAGTCATCCCCCTCGATCATCGGTACATCTATAACGTCTAGCAACTCAATAGTGCGGCTCTGAGCAGCAGCCAGCGCACCCAAGATACTAATCTGCCCACCAATATCAATGACCTTCGTATCGCCGTACACCTTTCGGTTGTCCGATGCAATGATCCACTTCCGAGTGTCGATCTTCAACCGTGACCGCTGAACGTCCTCCATCGAGTCGTCAGCATCGGCAATGTCGATAAGGTCAGCTACCCACAGTTCACTGCGCATCTCCTTGGCGCTCACATACCGACTGTACTTATCCCCCGTCTTCTTCATCCATTGGATAAACATCCCCGCTTCAAATTGCCGGAAGTCCTCATCCAGTGCCTTCTTCAGGGAATAGCCCGAGGCAATCTTGTCGAGCACGCCCTCAAAGGCATTCTCGAATTTCATGTAGATGAGTTCCCGATTGCTCTTGGCATTGGCAATGGACAGAGGGGTAGGGGGTAAGGGCGGGGGATCGCCAGCACTGAGCCAGTCAGGTAGTTCGAGTGGTGTGTCAATCTCGCCTATGGTTTGATTATTCATAGTGTCTTGATTATGCACGAGGGGAGGAAATGTGGGGTGTGATTGACTGTGTCAAATATGGAGTGTGTCAAGTGGGGGGTGTGACTGACTGTGACTATGAACCCATTGGGTTATGAATGATGATAAATTTGTAAAGAGAACCCAATGGGTTACAAATCATGACAAATTTGTAAAATAAAAAAAATTGTTCGTGATGCCTTCGCAGCCGTGACCACAGGACGCACGGCCCCACCCCCCCCCATCAATCTGGAATCAAGGCAACCCAATGGGTCAATGAGAATAGTTATCATTAGCATTTAACCCAATGGGTTACAGTGAAATAGATGAAATTAGCCCAATGGGTCAGTGAATAGCCCAATGGGTCATGTTTTACCCCTAAATCCTGACCCATTGGGCTATTTGTAGGGGGGGGGGGTGTGACAAATGGTTCAGGGGTGTAAAAAACTGTCACACCCCCCTAATTGACATATATTGGCAAATAAGTGTTGTTTTTAGGGGAAAAGTGACCCAATGGGTTGCCAAATAATGACATATATTGGCAAATAAAGGGGGTGTGACAAATGGCCTCCGCACAGGGATTTATATTTAGACTACTATTTTCTAAACGAACTGATTTTCCACTTTCTCAAAATCTCATATGCCTTTATAAAGTCACATTGTCACAGGCAAGCAAAATAGTCATAATCAATTAACCCAATGGGTTGGATAGAAATGTTTATGGTTCAAGTGTGTAAACATCAACCCAATGGGTTACAATGGACTCATGGCAAAGTCGCCATGTAACGTAAGGTAACTAAATGATTATTCGCTTCACTCTTACCCTCGCTGCACTTGCTGCAACGCTTGCCCTCATGCTGTCTTATTTCGATGTATTGGTGAAATAACATGAATACAATTTTTGCATCCATTCCAGTCGGTACGCGTTTTACCTGCAATGGTCAAGAGTGTATTAAACGCTCCACTCGCACGGCTTTGATGGTCAGCGTTGATCGCGTTTATTACTATGCACGCACTGACCGCGTGCAAATTATTGGAGTGAAATAACATGAACAACGCACAATTCGACACTATGCGGAACGACCTTCACGCCAACGCTCAAACGGCCCGTGAAATGGCTGTATCCCTTGAAGGCGTGCGCAAAACGGGTGCGATAGTTTGGCACGCACTCGCTGATCGCTTATTCGATGCCTTGGCTCAGGCTGACCATATGGGCAAAGTAATAACCCCAACCAAACCCTGAGATTTCCACTGTATGCGCCTACTGGGTGCATACGGGGTCGATTTTGACTCACTGTAACGTTAGGACAATTATCATGCGTAAAATTGAAACTCAAATGCTTTCAGCTATTTCAACCCGTTCAACATGGCACGGATCAAACACCTCGGTAAGTTCAATTGATGATGTCAATTGCGCGGTGTACCTTCACGGGAACCACATTGCCGATGTAAATGGTCATACGGGTTTTGTAATGGTCAATAAGTACACGTTGAAGCATTGGCCTAGCAACACCACTAAATCCCGTTTGCGTGCCTTGGGTGTCAACGTATCAACCCGTGACCATGTAACCTATTTGGACAATGTAGCCGTTTAAGATTTCCACTGTATGCCTTCGATGAGGGTATACGGGGTCAATCTTGACTTTCTGTAACGTAAGGACAATTTATGAAAACCACTGTATCCGTTTATGACTTCCGCGAAGCCTTCCACCAAGCCTTCCACCAAGCAGGTCGTGAAAACTTCACTTATGACGCTCTTGGCTTGCTTTTCAACCACTTCGAGGAACTTGAGGAAGACATGGGGAGCGAAATTGAACTTGACGTTGTCGCCATATGCTGCGACTACACAGAAGACGATGCGGTCAGCATCGCCGGGAACTATGACATTGACATAACCGATATGGACGAAGAAGAAGCACTTGAAGCGGTGCAGGACTATTTAAACAACAACACTTCAGTTGTCGGAATCACTTCAAACGGTTCGATTGTTTACGCTGACTTTTAAGGGGATGACTATGACTGATACAGAACTAGAAGCATTGGCCTATATATTAGGCGATAGTGCAGCCGCTGAATTATACAAACGCATAATTGACGCTCAAATTGAAAACAACGCATTGATATGCGAAGTGGAAGACTTGCGCTCTAGGGTTGCTCAACTCGAACGTGATGCCCCATGTCGATAGTGATTGTGGGGCTTTTGGTAGCCCTTCTAGCCCTTATTCTCAACATTTAATCCATACACACCATGACAACTTTGCAAGCCCTTAAAACCCCTGATGTTGACCGCCTAAAGGAGATGCGTACCCGACTGGCACTGAGTGTCACCCAGTGCGCGGATATGCTCAACGTGTCAACCTATGCTGTGATTAAGTGGGAGAACGGATCGCGTGCAGTATCGCCTGCGACTATGCGCCTGATTGAGATTCTTGAGATGCTCGAAGTGATGGCCCCCGATATGCACGCTCAATTTATGCCTGCGAAGTAACCCCGTGCAGACGTTATAAAGGCCCTTGCGGGCCTTTTTTTATGCTTGATAACCCTTCACCTTGGGTTTGGGCTTCGTGCTCAATTTGTATATCTCATCAAGCTGCCTTTGCTTTGCGTTGATAACCTCGGTGCGGTACTCTTTAAATTGTATTTTAAGAGCTGGGTTGATGGCCCATGTTGCAACGTGTTGATGTTCCTTTGATCCATCGTCAAGCCTTAGTACCCATCGGCTTTTCTCAAGGGTGTGCAGGGCATTAATAACCATTTGATCCGCTTGAAATGAGCTTGCCTTACCCAGTTGACGCCTGCCTGAACGCTTAATTTCTGATAACGTCAACGATTCTTTGTCAGCATAGTGAATGACGTATTCCTGAACCCATGTATCAAATGTTGACATACCGCCCAAATCGGACAGGGCATAACGGAAAGCGGGAATTAGGTACTCTTTGGCAATGCGTATGCACCGGGTTACAAGGTCAGCGCAGACGGTTGTATTGAATGGTGACTCCATAAGATGAAAAACCAACATGAGACGCCCTGCGAGTCCTTCTATCTTACCGAATGCGGTCATAAAGGTATCATCAGACTGTAGCAACTGCTCATCTTGGCGCTGCTTGTCATACCAAAGCTGAAATTCTTGAAATATGGTTTTTGCTTCAGGGGATAACGTGTAGGCCGTGATAGGCAGGGAATAGATAACCCTCA